GAAATTTCTGCTATTTCCGAAATGATCACATCAATCAGAGCATATAATGCGAATGTTCCAATTGGTATATCGTTAATTTCGCCAAACAATGCAACGCAAGGCACATATACTGACATATTTTTTAATATTCTAAGACAGAAGCAGATAGAAACGTTTGACGGACGGGAAAACGAGAACATCTACACTGCACCCGTATATCTGAACCTTAACAAGTATATGGACTTCGACACGGAAACAGTTGCAGAAAGCGTAAGGAATCCTGCTGAGGTCACAAGACAGATAAACGGTGTCCATCCGTCAAGATATGGTCTTTGGAAATTTGCCGATGTTTATTATTCGGTGATTCAGAAGGCACTTGGCTAACTTAAAGAACCAATTAAATCACAATAGGCTGCTAAGGGGTAAGCAGCAAACTTTCACCTCCTTTCAATAAATCTACACGCAGAAGAAAACCGGGGCAGGTCGCTCCGGTTCTTTTGCGTTTTTGGGGCGTTTATTTTCGATTTGAGAGGCTTTTTATATGCGGTCGGTGAATTATACCTTGTAAAACAGATATGCGTCTCCATCGCGAATTTCGAGCCGTACTGCCGACACCTTGCCGTTCTTCAGGGCGCTGAATTTATCAAAGCTGTGCTGCCATATCGTGCCGGCAATATCCTTGCCGACCGACACCACGGCGCGAGGGGAGTCGCCTCCGAACACACTTATTTTTATATCAGCACCGGACAGATCCGCGTCAGCCAGGCGGCGGATACCATCGAGCGCGGGCTGATAGCCGTACGACGATAATTTAATTCTCTTGAAGCCTTTATAGTTATCGGTCTGAGTATAGACATAGAACACGTCGGGCTTTTCCTGTTTCGGTTTTTTCCTGAATAGCATCGCGATCACCTCCGGGACCATTATACACCATAAGAATTAACGTTTGTAAATCTTTGGCAACACTATTGCAATATTGTTGAAATGGAGTATAATTTAATCGTGGAACGAAAGAGGAGGCTGAAAGGCCTCTAAAAAATAGACACTCAATTATTCCTAAAATCATAACTTTTTGGCATAAAATCAAAATCGGAATAGTTGGGTATAAATTTAAGAGAGTTCCACACAAAGTGGGGCTCTCTTTTTTATTTATACCGGAGGCAGAAAGAAATGAAAAGCACAACAATACCGCAAGTTGAATGTATCGAGGGCAAGACCCGCCAGGAGGCGGTCGTTCTGTTCAACAGACGGATGGAACAGCTTGCCAGCGTCAGCCCTTCATGGGAGCGTGAGGGCGATGTGTTCTGGATCACTTACAACAAACTCGTTGAGGAACCGGAGGACATCGTCGAGGAGCATGAGCTGAAAGGCGAGTGTCTGCACTGCATAGACTGTCCGTTCTGCGACAGAGTGGTTGATATTTACGGCAACAAGGACACGAGGGTCAAATGGGGCAAGTGCATGAAGTATGGCATGGTCAGCGTCAATCTCAATAAAAGGGTGTGCGCTGCTTATTGGGAAAACGAGGAAAGGAGGTAAGGATGCTGAAGAACGAGAGAGTGCGCGTCGAGATGGCGAAGGCCGGCATCAATCAGTCAAAGCTGAGCGAGATCCTGGACAAGGACCCGCCGACGATAACAAGACTGCTGAACGAGGTCGAATGGTCAAGACGCGAGCAGGACGAAGTCATAAAGAAAATCAGAGAGTATGCGAACGCATAGAAAGGAGGCAACGATGTATAAGGTAAAAGTCAGCTATTCGGTGGTACTCACATTCACAACACTCGAGGACGCAGAGAGGGCGGCAGAGATGCTGTTCGAGGGCGGCGTCAGGGAGGTCACGATCGTATTCGAGCCAATCGAAGAGGCAGCGACAAGCGAGGAGGCATAGGTATGGGAAAGATGATACTCGCGTGGATAGCGCTCGGAGCGGGATGGTTCGCGTTCGGCTTCTATATGATGACAACGATAATGACAATCTAGGAGGTAAAAATGGGAAAGCATGACAAGCACATCGAGGCAAGCTCGGAAGAGTTTGTAAGAAACGAGAACGCGGCCCTCAGGAAGAAGCTCGCGGAAAAGGATGCGGAGCTGGCATTCGCAAACGAGACCATCAGAAAGCTCCAGGAGCAGTGCTCCAAAATGAGCAAGTGGGCGAGCGAGATCGAGGCGGGCGCTGATGACAAGATCACCGAACTTGAAGCGGAAAACGCGAAGCTCAGGGGCAAGATCGTGAAGCTGGTGGAGAACTATGTATAAGTGCAGAGAGTGCGGAGCGACCTTCGAGGAGCCGGTATATGAGACTGTATGCTTTGAGGAACTGTATGGAGTAGGCTCAATGTTTATGGACAGACATTATGGGACATTTACGAACTGCCCTGAATGCGGAATGCCAATCGATGTCGAAGAGGATGTCTTTGACGAGGACAGCCAGGATGATGACGATGACAGGATCGCATACTACGAAAAGGAAGGAGATGAGATCGTCTACTATGACAGCAACGAATGCGAAATCTACCGGGAACCGGCATAAAAAAAGTATGGCACTCCCGGAGGAGGTACCACACCATCTGAAGCATATTAATGGTACCACACCGGAAGAAAAGACGCAAGCACAGAGGCTGTTCGACCTGATCGGTGAGGGCATCGGCCGCGCAGTATCAAGGCCGAAGGACCCCGCAACCGACAGAAGCCTCAGGAGGCTTGTCGCAGATGCAAACTCGGCGGGCGACTGCATCATCAATGTGGGGTTCGGTTATTATCGCCCGGGAGCTGATGACTTCATCGAGTTTGAGGAGTACGTCGCAAAGGAAAGACATAGAGCAAGAGAGATCCTGCGCAAGGTCAGCAGGATGCAGCAGGTATATGACAGGAGGTACCAGATAAATGAGTAAAAAAGTATTGATACTTGGAAGGTCCGGAAGCGGCAAATCAACAAGCCTGAGAAACTTCAAGAAGGGCGAAGTCGGCATCATCAGCTGCGTAGGCAAGGAGATGCCGTTCAGAACCGATATTCCGGTCTATGAGCCGAAGTTCACGCCGGAGACGATGAACAGATACCCCAACACGCTGAAAGCGATCAGAAACGCCAAAGCAAAGGTGCTGGTGATCGATGACGCGAACTATCTGATGTCGACCGAGTTCATGGCGACAGCCGGCGAGAAGGGATACGACAAATTCACGCGCATGGCGTCCAACTTCACGACGCTTCTCGACGAGGTGGACAACCTGGATGACGACATCACGGTCTACATCATGATGCACACCGAGCTGGACAGTGATGGCTATGAGAGGCCGATGACAGTCGGTAAACTGCTGTCAGAGAAGGTCTGCATCGAGGGGCTGTTCACAACAGTGCTGAAGTCGGTCTATGAGGGCGGCGAGTATAAGTTCCGCACTAAGACGAACGGAGCCGACTGCGTGAAGTCGCCGCTCGGAATGTTCGAGACAGACAGCATCGACAACGATCTCAAGTATGTCGACAAGACGATACGCGAATACTACGGAATGACGATACCATACAAGGAGGAGAATAAATGAAAGACTTAGTAGGGCTCAGCCTCTTTAATGCGCTGAAGGCCATTAAATTCAACGTCAAAGTCGGCGCGAACAACGGCTCAGGATATGTTTATTGCGGAAAGCCTGACGTGATGAAGCTGCACGAGGCAGACGCGAAATGCGTCGAAGCCGATGAAAGAAAAGTGGCGCTGGCGAGAAAAAATCTCAACCAATTAATTGCTGAAATGGCTAATTTGCAGAAGCGAATTGACGCAGCGGCCACGGATTTATATTCAAAAGAGGACTATCGCTTCAACAGAACTCACCTATTGAGGCGCAAGGTCGCGAGCGTGCACAAGTCCATTGACGAACCGAGGACGCTGCTCATCAGGTTCGAAGGCAACGAAAAAGGGCCGTATTGGACAACGGCAGAGTGCCAGAGCAACAAGGTAATCGTAGACGAGGAGGACAAATAATGCAGGACTTTACATCATACGCAAAAGCACCGACAACATTCGATGTACTTCCGGCGGGCGGATACATCGCAAAGATAATCGAGGTCGATGACCGCACCTGGGCGGGACACGCGGAGCCCGCGCATCTGATCCACATGGACATCGCCGAAGGCGAGCACATGGCGATCTATCAGAAAAACAATCAGGGAGCCGACAAACCGAGATGGCTGAGCTATTGGTTCGCGGAACCGTCTCAGGGTTCACCGGACTGGCTGCTGTCAAAGGTCGGCGGCATACAGACGTCGCTCGCGGAGTCAAACGACAAGGTCAATCTGTCAGATCCGCACTCATGGAAGGGCAAATACGTCGGCGTAGTGGTCGGTGACGAGGAATATGAGTCAAACAGCGGCACCGTATACACAAGACCGTATGTCAATTACATCTGCTCGACAGGGCGCATCCGCAAGGGCGAAAACCAGCCGGGCGGCTATAAAATACCGAAGTTGAAAACGCTGGCACCATCAGCACCAAAGCCGTTATCACCGGCAGATATGCCGGACAGCTTCTCAGCAGCAGAGGACGATATCCCTTTTAAGTGATGGGTTAGGCCTCCCAGCACAAAAGGCTAAAGACATGATCACATTCATAGTAGACGGTGCAGCCGTACCAAAGCAGAGACCGCGCATCAGCGGACGTCAGGCATATACACCGAAGCGCACGAAGGATTATGAGGGGCGGGTTCTGGCAGCATTCCGCTCCTCATACAGCGGGTTCTACCCCGCATTCGGCAAGGATACGCCGGTATGGGTCTGCATCCATATCATTCAGGCAATACCGAAGTCATGGTCAAAGAAAAAACGTGCCCGGGCGGAGGCGGGCGAGATCTTCCCGCTCGGACGCAACGGAGACATCGACAACATCGCCAAAAGCATACTCGATGCGCTGAACGGCTTTGCATATGAGGATGACTGCCAGGTCGTCAGATTGACGATCTCAAAAGAATACGGAGCAGATGCCCGCGCGGAGGTATGGCTCGGAAGGGACGAATAAATGAGTAAAGAACAAAAGGGCTTTATCGTATACGGCGACATTCAGGACGTTCTCACGGAACTTGACGACGAGCAAGTGGCGCAGCTGTTCCGGGGCATGGTCGATTATTTTGTCAGCGGCAAGGCGCCCAAGTTCTCCGGCATTCTGAAATTTGTATGGATCCCGATCAAGCAGCATATGGACCGCGATGCCGAAAAGTATGAGAAGCGCTGCGAGAAGAATCGCGAGAACGCTAAAAAACGTTGGGAGCGTACGAACGAATACGAACGCATACGAGCGAATACGAACGATGCCAATATAAATAAAGATAAAGATATAGATATAGATAAAGGGAGAGATATAGATAAAAAGCCGCCTGAAAGCGGCGATTCCCTCTCCCCCGATAATTATATCTTCATGAAGGGCATAGTATGACAAGGAACGATACGAAGAGAATACTGGAAAAAGTGCTGCGTCTGTATATCACCCAGGCAAAGAAATTGTCTCAGGACGAGATCGCCATGATGGTCGACTCATGGGAGGAGACATTCAGATCCGACAGCTATGACGATGTTGAGCGGGCGGTGAATGCGTATGTGCGGAAGGGTAATGCCTTTATTCCGCTGCCGGGCGACATCATCAGGGAGCTGACAGCCATCACAAATAACGCGCCGGGCGGCAAGACATATACCGAGGTAGATGCGCTGTTCGGCAAGCTGGTCCGGATCGCGGACGTACTCGCCAACAACAAGGAGCGCATATCCATCATCGATATAGGCGGCAAGCGATACAGTGACGAATACCAGCGCAAGATATACGTCCACCCGGAAACGATAGTCAGTACGACATCATTCACGCAGTACGACTTTAAGCAGCTGCCCGAGGAACTTCAGGAGTATGTCGAGGACATCGAGGGGCTGAGGGCGATATGGTCCGAGATCGAAAGCAGCCGGGAGATGGCAAGGCGCCGCTTTCAGATGGCGCTGCCAGAGATCAAGGCAAGGCTGGAAAACAAAAGGACCGTCAGGCTGGCGGATGTATGGAGGATGCCATGAGAAGGACGTGCGACTTTTGCGGAGAACTGTTCAATGAGTTCGATATGATGTCATACAACACCGGACGAAAGACGGTGTGGCTCTGCTGGGAGTGCTATAAGAACAGCCAGTATGAAGCCAATAAGTCTGACCTTACAAGACAGAAGAAGCTGTATCAGATCCGGGAGTCAAAGAAGAGGCACAAATGAAATGATACATCAATTAGATTTATACGGACACGACAAGGTTGAGAAGGCAATACAACGGCTTCAGACCTATGAACCGCCTGAAGGATATTATCTTTGCTTTAGTGGCGGGAAGGACAGCTGCGTTATAAAAGCGCTTGCTGATATGGCCGGCGTGAAGTATGACGCGCACTATTCGATAAGCAGCGTAGATCCTCCGGAGCTTGTGAGGTTTATCAAAGACGTCCATCCCGATGTGATAATGGAACACGCAAGAGACAAGGACGGAAACATCGTGACGATGTGGAACCTGATACCGAAGCACACGATGCCTCCGACGAGAATATTTCGGTACTGCTGCGCTTATCTGAAGGAGAACGGAGGCAAGGGCAGATTAAAAGTGACCGGCGTTCGTTGGGATGAATCTGTCAGACGTAAGAAGTCGCACAGCGAAGTCACATTCGCAGATAAGAAGGCTAAGAGGGCCATCGAACAGGAATTAAGTGACGAGGATTTTTCGTTAACGCCTCAGGGGGGGGTGGCTTTAAGATTAGACAATCGCGAGAACGCTCGAATCGTCGAAATGTG